CATCTACTGTTGGAAATCTGCCACAGTACAGTTATACATGGGTCAGCGTTAGTGGTCTAAAAACTAATGGACAGGCATACATGGGTCGTAAAGCTCAGCGTGCTATGGTCGTAGCTGCTTTATCAAGTGCTATCAATACGAATACAGAAATTCGTGAAGAAGAGCGCTTCTTTAATCTGATTGCTTGCCCAGGTTATCCTGAGCTACAGCCTGAGATGATCAAGCTAAACAATGATCGTAATCAGACAGCGTTCATTATTGGTGACACTCCAATGCGTCTTGCTGATAATGCTAACGATCTAACAGCATGGGCAACTAACAAGCGTGGTGCTGATGCTACTGGTGAAGATGGACTTGTTACTCGTAATACTTACTTGGGTATCTTCTATCCAAGTGGTCTTGATACTGATCTATCAGGCACACGAGTTGTAGTTCCTGCCAGTCACATGATGTTAAGAACCATGCTTTACAATGACACCGTAGCATATCCCTGGTTAGCTCCTGCTGGTATGCGTCGTGGTGTTGTTGATAACGCTCTTAGCATTGGTTATATCGATTCTGCTAGCGGTGAGTATGTAACAACCAAGATTAGAAACAGCACTCGTGATGTTCTCTATACTAACTTTATCAACCCAATCAGCGAATTTGCTAACATTGGATTGTTAAACTATGGTAACAAAACAAGCTATGATAGTCAGAGCGCTCTTGATCGTATCAATGTTGCTCGCTTGATTTGCTTTATCAGAGAACGACTTCAAGTTGCTGTTCGTCCGTTTATCTTTGAACCCAACGATACGATTACTCGTAACGAAGTTCGAAGTGTTGTTCAGACGCTCTTGGCCGACATTCTTACTAAGCGTGGTCTTTATGACTATCTAGTAGTTTGTGATACAAGTAATAACACCCCTGCTCGTATTGATAAGAATGAACTTTGGGTCGATATCGCAATTGAGCCTGTTAAGGCAGTTGAATTTATCTACATCCCTGTTCGTATTATGAACACAGGAGAAATCGCTAGCCTATAAGGATGGGCTCGGAAACGAGCCTTTCCCTAGTGATAAATAGAAACATAGGAGAAACAAAATGGCTTTTACATCAATTGGAAAGATGACGATCCCTACAAGCAGCGATGGATCGGGTGATGCTCAGGGCTTGTTAATGCCCAAGCTTGCTTATCGTTTTCGAGTTTACTTCGAAAACTTTGGCATCAGCAAACCCACCACAGAGCTTACTAAACAAGTAGTGGATTGTACTCGTCCAAATCTAACATTTCCTGAGATCCCTCTTGAAATTTACAACAGTAGAGTTTATCTAGCAGGCAAGCCCGAATGGACAGCAGTCACGGTTAACGTTCGTGATGATGCTACTGGAGCAGTCGCCAAGTTAGTTGGCGAACAGCTACAGAAACAGTTTGATTTTAGTGAGCAAGCTAGTGCTGCTAGTGGTACAGATTATAAGTTCAAGATGGTTATTCAGATTCTTGATGGTGCTCGTGGGGTATCTACACCTAACGTTCTTGAAGCATGGGAACTATATGGTTGCTTCTTAAATAGTGCTAACTATAACACACTAAACTATGGAACAAACGAAGCATTGACTATTTCCTTATCTGTTCGTTATTACAATGCTGTACAGACCCCGCTTGATACCGAAGGTCCTGCTATCGGTCTCGGCGCAGCAGTTGGACGTACTCTAGGAACAAACGTCAGCGGTATCGGCGCATAAAAGGAGCTAGCAATTGGCTGGTTTCTTTCAACAAGTTCTCAAAGGAGCCGCTGAAGGCTTCTTTGAGACTAAGTATCTCAAAGACTACTCACACGCATCAAAGACATTTCTTCCTGATGCTTATGCCTATGCTCCAAAGTTTAAGTGGCTGTTTCATGTATACTTTAGTCTAAATGATCGTTATATTGAAGCAGCAAAAATATTCCCGCAAGACAAAAACTTTGGTTTAGCAGTCAAGAACATTCAACTTCCAAAATATAGCTTTCAAGTCAGTCAGCTAAATCAGTACAATCGTAAGCGACATAATATTGAAAAGATAACATACGATCCAGTAACTGTTACCTTTCATGATGATAATAACGGCTTGATAAGAAAGCTATGGTATGCTTATTACTCTTATAATATTGGTGACCCTGACAATGCTAAAGAAGATAGTAAGCAAAACATTTACTCACAAAGCATGAATACCAGTATTGGTTGGGGCTATAAAGGAAGTGAACCGTCTCCTCCAACTGCTGCTAAGGCTCTAGCTATAGGAAAGATACCATTCTTTGATAGCATTGAAATATACGGGTTCAATCAGCATAACTTTGCTCTCTATGAGTTGATTAACCCTGTTATTGAATCATTCAATCATGACACTTATGATTATAGTCAGACCTCTCAAACCATGGAACATTCAATGACATTTCGTTATGAATATGTGAAGTATTACGAGGGTGCTCTTAATGGTGAGAAACCACAAGAAGCTGTCAAGGGATTTGCTGATACTGGTCGCTATGATCGTGAAACTAGTCCGATTTCCAGACCCGGATCCACCAAATCAATTTTGGGTCAAGGTGGCTTACTTGACACTGTTTCTGGTGTGTCCTCAGACTTACAAAAGGGCAATTTCTTGGGAGCGATTCAAAAAATTGGTGCTGCAAAGAAAAGTGGTCAATTGAATATTAAAAATTTGAAAGCAGCAGCAAAAACTGAATTAAGTCAAGTTGCTATAGCTCAAACCACTGCTATAGTTCGTAATACTAACTTTGCCTTTCCAGTAGGTACAGCTTCATCAACACAAGCGCCTCCTGCTACATTAAAAACTCCTCCATCATTCCCATGAGCTTAGATCCAACCGCAGTAATATATAATAGCTTTTATGCTGTTCAACCAGAACTCAATGCTAGTAAGTATGAGATAGTTCTTAGCTTTTTCAAGAACTACTGTGAAGATGATGCAACAGCAGAGTCGTTTGCTTTATTCTTGTTTAAGATTTCAGAACTTAGTGACGTTGATGTCTTAGAACTACTTGATACATTTCAGGGAGACACTGAGATGCAGATATCAGCAACAATGGCTTACTATCTCAATACACTTAATAGGAACAAAATCATACTGTATGGTATTGATAACATTCTTGGTCCAATTATGAGCGTTCAAAGAAACATAGTGGAGTAAAATGGCTAAGTGGGCCCAAGGAATATATGAAGTAAAGAATCCAGCAAAGTATATTGGGACAAAGAGTCCGAAATATAGAAGCGGATGGGAACTTACATTCATGATGTTCTGTGATAATAATGATAAGATTCTAAAATGGGCTAGTGAGAGTATTCAAATACCATATAGAAACCCATTAAGTGGCAAGCAAACAATCTATATCCCTGATTTCTTTATTGTCTATCAAGATAAAACAGGCAAGCAACATGCTGAGTTGATAGAAATCAAGCCCAAGAAACAAACAACTCTTGAAAACAAAATGAGTGCTAAAGACAGAGCAACAGTTGCTATCAATCATGCTAAATGGCAGGCTGCCGCTGCATGGTGTAAAAGAAGTGGTATATCTTTTAGAGTAATTACTGAAACCGAAATGTTCAGAAACGGTGGGAAGTAATCTAAATAATATATCATGAATAAAAAATTAGAAGAGCTTTTTAATCTTGGAGACACTGACACAGAGCCAGAGAAAATTGATAGTGAGTCAGAAATTGTCCCACAAGAACTTATTACATCTGATACATTAAAAACAATAGAACGAATAGAAGCAGCGTTACCTCAAGTAAGAGGTCTAGAGTCTAGCGACGCTGAACTTGATGAACTTGCTGATCTAGCAAAGAAAGCAACCAATGATTTACTTGATCTTGGCATGCAAGTTGATAGTAGATTTAGTGCTGAAATATTTAACAGTGCCAGCTCAATGTTAGGACATGCTATTTCAGCAAAGATAGCAAAAACTAACAAGAAACTCAAGATGATTGATCTACAACTAAAGAAAGCAGAGATAGATAGAAAGATAGCCGTTCAGCAGTCACGAGAAGAATCATCAGAAGAAGTAGTGTCAGGAGTAGCACAAGTCATTGAC